GGTTCACAGTATACCGCTGGTGGAAAATATACTCCCGCAACCACATCCTACGGCTATTATGATGGCTTCTTTGGTGCGCTAAGTCCTAAAACATTTACGCACGATGGCGTGACAATAACTGTCACTGGGATGCAGATGAATAACGTTGCTTACATCACAACTATCACAATGACTGGATTCACCTCTACTCAGACAATCGGAAGTGTATGGTCAACGCTTACAAAAGGCAGTTATACATGGAGTGCTACTAACGCTAGTTTTTTTGACTATAACAGTGGCACAGCAACTTGGTCATGGCTTTCCACCTACACTCCCAACCCAGTCTTACAACACAACAGCAGCGGCAGCCTCACGTTCAAGCTTACATAGGAAATTATAAATATTATGAAATTTACATTTGCCGTTGAAAGTATCAGCTTAGTTGATCGCTGTATGCGTGTTGTTTACACGCCCGCCGATACTACTCTAGCACCGTATCACGGAACAATTGCATCCAGTTTAGAGACTCTATCGCTGCCTATCGAAGAAGCAAAAGAAGCATTGCGTAAAGACATTATTGTCAATGCACCAATCACCTACTGGCAATCACAAATAGATTTGAAGGAAATTGAAGTACCGAGCGATCTGCTTGAAGTTATTGGTAAAGATTTTTTAGTCAGCGATGAAGAACTTCAAAGCGTTATCACTGAAATAGTTACCGAGCCGTCTGAGAATGCTGAAAACTTTACGCCAATTCAACAGGCATTAAACACTATTGCAAACACCCGTTACGAAGTTGAAAGTCAGGGTATTGTCTGGGCAGACTCGGAGAGCGTTTCGTGGTTTTTGGATACCAGCACTGAGTCACAGAATAGATTTGCCTCTGCACGATTGGCGGTTGAGGCAGGGACACGATCCGATGGAGGCGTGTGGAAGTGTGCCACTTTAGACGAATACGGAACTCCCACTCTTGTCTTTAGGCCAACGAGCAATGCACAGATTATTGAGTGGTCAGACTTGTGCCATGCTCATGTTCAGAAATGCTTTGAAGCGGAAGCACTGGCAGTGGCAAAAGCCATTGCGGGAGACACTGCCTCTGGTTTGTTCATGCAAGAGTTTACCTCTTTATGAGCGTGTCACACACATTCGGTGTAATTACACCCGCAAGACGCAAGGCGGTATGGGATACCACTGGAATAAGTCTGCGTGAAAACAGCTTGGCTGCTGAGGCGTTTGACTCTAATGGCGAACTGCTAGTTCTTTTTGTTTTAGAAAGAGACAAGCCTGAACAACTAGAGCAATTTCATAACGACAGAGTAGCAGAGTGTCTAAACGCTGAAGTGCTGGGGCCAGTCTATGAATGGATACATGGGGAGCTAGGCTGGAGCAAAACAATGAACAGAATGCTGTCTGGATGCCGAGATGTACACTACGTTTTTCCAACAAAGAAAGACATCTCTAAAGACTTTTTTTCCTCGATAGGCATGACTACTACTGTACGAAAGACAAGTAAGGGCATATTTGCAGAAGAGTACGAACTTCTGAAAGAAAACAACGCGCTTCTATTAGAAAATAAAACTGAGGGCTAAAAATGAATTGGAGTAATTTAACACGGTGGGTCAGGGCTTGGTTTTTTAAGTTGCTGGTCGTTATTAGTCAGGCAGTCAATGCGTTAATTCTAGGCGGCGAGCCAGACCAAACCATAAGCTCAAGGGCGTACTCCTGTAATACTGTTAAAGGGTGGTCATTCGTCGAGCGATTTATCAACTTTGTTTTCTTCTGGGATAAAAACCACTGCCACAACAGTTGGCTTATGGACGTTGACTTTTCAAACAGAATAATCGAAAGATCAAAGGTGTAATAATTGTGTACTCTAGCAACGACCAAGAGCGAAGGTCAGACGAGGAAATTGAGGCCATAATCCAGCGAACTGCGAAGGTGGCAGCTAAAGAAGCATTGCGCGATGTTGGGCTGCAAGATGATAACGCAATTCACGATCTAAAAGAGTTGCGCGATTTACTTGATTCGTGGCGCGAGATTAGAAAATCGGTTGCCCATACCGTCATCAAAATAATAACAATGACGGTTCTTGGTGCATTAGTGACCGGCATGTATTTTAAAAATTGGGGCCAGTAATGCTAGGGGTAACAGACTTAATAGCGGGAATCTTCAAGCCAGCGGCAGAGTTGATAGACGAGCTGCACACATCTGAGGATGAACGGCTGGCAGCAAAAGGGCATTTGCTCGACGTTCAAGCGGCAGCTATGCAGCGAGTGTTCGATTATGAGAGGTCCACGCTTGAAGCTCAAGCCAATATTGTTAGTAGCGAGGCATCGTCAGAGCATTGGCTAACGGCTACTTGGCGACCTATCACCATGCTCACCATGCTGACGCTCGTAGTTGGCGATGCAATGATGTGGCTTCCCAATCCGCTGTCTGAAGATGCCTTTACGCTCTTAAAAATTGGGCTTGGGGGCTATTTAGTCGGAAGGTCAGCAGAAAAAATCGTAGGTGTTATTAAAAAATGATATTTAGAGATAGAGGGCAACAGTAATGCGCAGAATGAACCCTAATCAGCCTCCTATGGCTACAATGAGTTCAGGCGGAATGCCGATGGCTGGGGCAAAGCCGCCGCGTCAAGTGCGTCCTATGAGCAATACCACCGCCACTAAGCCTACGGGCGGGCAGCCCGAGGGTCAAGTACATAGGCCCAACCGTCAGCCAGCCAACTTACCTCCTCGACAGGGTCAAGTTCGACCGATGGCTGGCGGCTTGATGGGACAACAAAATACTCTCTCCAAGCGCGAACCGATGCCGCCCTCTAAAGGGCAGCAACAGCAAGGTGACCCTCGAATGGATAGGGCGCTCCAGCAGTCGCAGGCACGATGGGACTGGCAAGACGGAGACCTTTACGGCTCTACGGGTGGCACTCTAAGGCCCGAAAGATTACAGGGTAGAGCAGAGGGTAGACCAATGTCGTCCGGTCTGATGAAAATACAAACGGGAAATGCCAATGATGTTGCGCCTCAAATGATGGCTCAAAATCAATCAAACCCGACCGCAGGCGCAACAGGCGCAGCAGGGCCAAGTGCCGTAGGAGCCAGTCCTGCAAATAGACCTGTGGTTATAAAGCCTCCTTCTATGGGTTTTGATGCAGACACTATGACAGTAGAAGGTCGTCTCCAAGGCTTGATGGCATCCGATAACCCAATAATGCAGCAGGCACGACTACAGGCGCAACAGCAATCAGCATCAAGAGGATTGCAGAACAGCTCTATGGCCGTCCAGTCGGGACAACAAGCCGCTTACGCAAGCATGATGCCCATAGCGTCACAAGACGCCACTACTGCCTACGACCAAGAGAAGACCGAGTATTCCACTCGTGCCGACAGCGCCTTGATGGATCAAGACTACCAAAACAGTCGAGGACTCGCGGAGCAAGGCTTCGGGTACGACTCAAGCCTGATGGATCAGGACATTGCAGGGAAGAAATCCATACAGCTTGACCGTTTTGGGCAGGAGACTAGCTTACAGGCACAAGACATTACAGGCCGTAAGGACTTGCAGACCGACGCGCAAAAAGCACAAACAGCCCGAGATGCGACAAAGTTCACGACGGACACCAGCCTACAGGCGCAAGGCATTGAGGGTCAGCAGACATTGCAGACTGACGCGCAAAAAGCACAAACAGCCCGAGATGCGACAAAGTTCACGACGGACACCAGCCTACAGGCACAGGGCATTGCGGGGCAGAAAGATTTACAAAGCACTCAGATACGCTCTGCCGAGAAGATAGCCGCAGACCGCAATGCAACATCAATCCAGACCACGCAGATAGGCGCAAGCGCCCAGTTGGCGTCAGCCTCGATCAACGCAGCAGCGGCCACAGCCGTTGCTTCTGCAAACAACGCAGCAGCGGCCGCAAGGCAGGAGACTCAGCTTCAGGGTCAGACTATGCTTAACGCTCAACAACAGAGCTACCAGCAGAGCAACATGGATCAAAACTTTATAAACGAACAAACGCTTCAGACAGAGCGTGTAAACGCTGAGACAGACAAATACCAGCAGACTCTTGACAGCCAACACCAGCTCTCCTACGCAGGCGGCATTACCAACCTCCAACTCGGAACGCAGAACGAACACTCGGCAATAGCGCAAAACCCTGAGATGAATCCGACGGAGAAACAGGAAGCACATGCAGACGTTGACACTCGTTTTAAGACTGACTCAACGTTACAAGCCGCCATATACGGGTTTGGTGATTAGTGATCCGACAAGGGCGCTTAGAAGACATACAGCCCATATTCGAGATAGGCCAGTGGTATTTAGACCAGATACATGACGGCTACAAAATCGACTGGAAGCAAGGCCCGAAAGACTTACGCTTTCTGATTAACTCTAAGCAGGCACGAGTGCTAGTGGCCGAGGTTGATGGGAAGGTCGTAGGCGCTTTGATAGGACAAGTGGTCAAGCAGGCGTTTGTCGATATTCGGTATGCCACTGATCTGGCTTTTATTGTTAAGCCGGGCCACCCCATCCAAGCGGTGATGCTGGCACGGCACTTTATTCACTGGGCGCGTAAGCAGCCTAACGTCAAAGAAGTCACTCTGCAAATTTCAAGCGGGCTTAGAAACAACGAGCGCGTAGCGAGAATGTACGAAAAACTGGGTATGAAAAACATGGGTGCTTGTTTCACCTTGCACTTTTAAATTGAGAGGCATCATCATGTCAAAAGCGTTAAAGAAGATTTTTAAGAAAGTGAAAAAGAAAGTTAAGAAAGTCACTAAATTCGTAAAGAAGTACTGGAAGGAAATTGTCCTCGTCGCGGCTGTCGTTTTCACTGCCGGAGCGGCGCTTGGGTATATCGGGCCGGGGTTTCAGGGGGGGTTGGCGTTCGGAGCCGGAATGGGACAAGGAGGTTTGGTAGGGATTCAGTCCGCGTATGGCGCGCTCGGCCAGACGGTCATGGGCGCAATGGGCATGCAGACACAGGCAACAAGCGCGATAACTGCTAAAGGTGCGACTGTGCAGGGACTTGGAACAGGAGGAGCGTTTACTGCGCCAACCGCAGGCATGGCGGTAAACGTAGGGGGCAGCACCGCAGCAATTCAAACTGCAAATGCGGCCACAATAGCAAAGGCCGGAGCCGTCCCCGTAGCAGGATCGCAGACTCTCCCCTCCGTAATAGCAGCAGGAATACCGCAAACCGCTGCTCCAGCCGTGAGCGGACTGGGAATGTCTACGTCGGGCGTCGCCGCTGGTGCGTCTCAAGTGGCCGCCCCTGTAGTACCACTGGCGGAAGGAGCAGCCGCCGCTGGTTTGACAGCGGGCGAGACCATGTCACTCGCAGGCGTTGGTCTGAACGGCTACCAAGCGTATGAGCAAGGCGCAGCCGCCGACGCAGCCGAGCAAGAAGCCGAAGAACGCCAAGCCGCAAGGTGGGACTGGAACTACGGAGACCCTGAAGCCTACGGTGGCGACATCGCTCCGATGTCTGAGATTGGATACCAACCTTCTCAGGGATTGCTACAGAGGCAGCAAGCGCAGGCAGCCGACACCACTAACCAACCGTCAACTCAGTACCAATACGGTCAACCATCCACGCTAGACGACATCGCCGCCCAGCGGTACGCATAGGAGCAAGACGATGAAAGAGGGATTATTACAGCCGCCACAAGGTCAAACCGCTGGCCCCGCTCCCCAAGCAGAGGGTGCTGCTCCCGCTGGTGGTGATGTCGAAATGTCAGAGCCAGAGGTGCTGAACTTGGAGAACCCCGACCAAGCATCTGAAGAGGAGCAAGCCGCCTACGATGCAATGATGGGCGAGTTTTTCGGGTTAATTCATTCTAAGAAGATGAAAAAGAAAATCGGGAATAAACTCAAAGAAGGTAAAGAGAACCCCGGTAAAACTATAGGCCAGCTTGCTACGACGATGTTCATCGTGACAGAGGAAAAGCTAGAAGGCAAAGGCGTTGGAATTTCTGACGCGACCCGCTTTGAAGCGGGGGAAGACTTGGTCGCCGAGTTAGTACAAGTCGCAGTGTTGATGGGTGTTATCCCTGACGAAGACGAGCCGATTGGTCTAGCGATTACGGCGGCGATTGACGTTTTTGCCAGCGCCTATGGCAAGCGAATGAAAGAAGAAAACAAGATGTCGGCTAACCAGTTGGAACAGATCAAAGGCGATATGCCTATGTTGGCAGAGCAAGCTAACGCGATGTTTAACAATCCTGAGAACATGCCCTCGCAGCAGAGCGCGATGTCGCAAGGTGTTCAGCAGGCCGGACAGCAGATGGCCCAGCAAGACGGACTTCTTAGAGGTAACCAGCAATGAGTAAGACAGGATGGGCAAACGCCATAGGATCAATCGGCCAAGGGCTGCTGGTGTTCGGAGCTAACCGCGAGAAGCTCAACTATGAGAAAGAACGCGACGCAAACATGCTGGAGCTTGAGCGGGAGCAAATGGTAGCGTTGGAAAAACACCAAGGACTACTTATCAAGCAAGGGAACGAGGGTCTTGGTATTGAGCGTGACCTCGCTAAGTCCTCAATAGCTGTAGACACACAAAGTATCGAAACGTCAGTCCAGCAGTCAGAAAGTTTGAGGCAATCAAGTGAACTTGAGTTGGGTGAGTTTCGCCAAAAGACGGAAGAGTTCGAGAATGCCCAGCGGCTATTGGGGATGGAGAAAACTACGCTGGAGGACGGGACTTCTAGTTATGCGTATAGCGAAGGCCTGTTTGCCGAGACTCAGAACGAGAGAGACTCAGCTCGTCTAGCAGGATCGTCCGTGGCCGCAGCGGTGCAGGGGATACAGGAAAACACCAACTCGATGATAGAGGCAAGAAATGATAACCCTACCGACCCTCAGTATATGAAAGATGTTAAGAATGATGACGGGACTACTACGAAAGTGCCGATGACAGACTCAGATTTACGAGTGAAAGCAAACCAGCAGTATCAGCAATCGCTACAAAGCACTCAAACTCTTCAAGCTACAGCCGCGATAAAAGGTCTTGATAATCAGATAAGCGCGATAAACAAACAGAGACAGAGTTTAATCGAAGACATGCTGGTCGATAACAAAGAAAAAGACCTGAATGGTAAAACCGATAAGGAAAGGAGAATAGAAAAACTCGATGCCTCGCTGACAAGGCTGGAGCAAACGCGGACGGGGTGGACCTCGATGCTTTCTGCGGGGCCGCAAGCCCCCTCGAGGTACAGTAGTAATAGCACCAACTTCGCACCACCGCCCGACCCCAATAACACGGGGGCAGGAACCACTGGCGTTGACGACATGAGGAAAATGATCGACAGCGGCGAGATTCCTGAATGATCAACAGACAAACACTTGCCGCGATCAACCCTAGTTGGGGTTCTTCAGAATTTACGGACAATCAAGTGGCGACGTATGTTCAGAAGACCTACTACCCTGACTACGACCCAGAAACTTTCCGCAGTAGTTTCCTGAAAGGTAATGCAACGCCAACCGCAGAAGATGTTTACCGGATTGATTCTACGTTTAGGGACGCGGGTACGAAAGGGCAACTGTTCGCTTTCGTCAATAAGAAAAAAGGGTTTGGTGAGCTAGACGATGAGAAACTCGCCGAAGCGCGCGCCGTATTTATGGGGGAGGCCGAGGACCGCAGTTGGGGCGAAGTTGCACCGGACTTAGGGATTGCCTTGGCCCAAGGTGCTACGGGCGTTGTGGGCGGGACTGCTGAACTGGCCCGTCTAGGGGACGACATACTCCCCGGTTTGGGTATTGCTAACCTTGCGACAGCGGGCATAAACAAAGTGACTGGTTTGGACATCCCGACCACAGGTGAAGTCGGCGGGTATATATCTGATAAAGCCAGTGAGTTTTCCGACTTCTTACAGGACTATAAATCCGACAGCCTAAAACAAGAAACTGCTATCCAGCAATCGGCCTCTGCCGAAAGAGAGGCCCAAGGCATGAACTGGGCGTTGCGCGCGGGATATACAGTGGCAGATATTGCCGCCAACCCCGCGCTTCTTGGTGACCAGTCAGCACAAAGCGCAGCGTATTTAGCGCCGGGAGCATTACTGTCCAGAGGCGGCGCGGTCATAGGCGCGGCCGTAGGTAAAGGGCGGCAGCTTGTGGGCGGAGAGCTTGCAAAGCTACAGGCGAAATATGCTGGCACTACAATGGCGGCAGGCATGGGCGCGTTGGAAGGCGCGGACGCCGCCGTTGGTACACGCCAGAAAGTCATCGGCATGACCCACGAGCAGCTCATGGAAGGCTCGGAAAAGTACCGTGGTTTGATCGAGGACAAAGTCAACCCCGACATAGCGCGCGAGATGGTCGCCCTATCTGCTAGTCGGACGACGTTTGCTATAACGGCCCCGATTGCAGGTTTTGCAGGAAAGCTAACCTCGAAGTTTGAGTCCGGTATTTTACGGGGTAAAGCATCGTCAGGCGGCCCCGGCATTAAAGCGACAGGCATGACCCTTCTAAGAGAAGGCGCGGAGGAAATTATCCAAGAGGGCATCAACGCCCTCGGCGGCAACATGGGAGTTAAGCTGTATGCGGATGAGTCACAAGAATTATTAGAAGGCACAGCCGAAGCAGTCGGAGCAGGCTTTATTGGCGGCGTCTCTCAGACCGGAGCGTTTAAAGCGGTAGAAGCGGCAGGCACTAGACTCTCTGGCAGGCAGCCAGAAATTCGCAGGGCCAGAGATATATTGGATCGGGCTAGTAAGGGGGGAGCTACTACTTTTGAAGAACAGGTGTTTGTAGAGTCTGTTTACCCAGACCTAAGACAAGACATTTTTGAAAATTCTAACGCGGAGGCGCAAACAGAAGCTTTTATAAATCCGTCTGGCAACCTGACTAACGGGCAAGTCCTTGACACAATAGTGGCTCAAGCCGAAGCCGAAGGTCGGGACTTTCGGCCCGAGGAGAAGGCTTTCATCGAGGGAGTTACAGCCGCCGTCGAATACGCTACGTTTGAGAGAGTGGCCCAAGCAGGATTAAAAATATCCGCCGAAGACCAAGCGAAAATGCTCGCCTACGAAGAGCAACAGACGGAAGACTTTAACCCCGACGCCGCGTTTAGGTTTCAAGACGAGGGGGCGGAAGTTGAGGGGGGTATGAACTACCCTGAGACTTACGGGCTAGTAGATGAAGGCGACGGCCTAGCGATGGAAGCCGCGCTTGGCAACCTTGCTCTCAAGTATAAACTAGCAGGCGGCGGCCAAAACACGGTGGCTATCCCTGAGTCTGACACTACTCTGTCCGACGATCCCCAGTCAGAGATCGCCGAAATAAGTAGTGTTGATCAGGTCGGCCAAGACCAAGCACCCGTAGACCCAAGTGTGCTTACCAACGCCGAAGTCTACGAGGGCGTAATGCGCGGCGCAGAAGGGCGGGAACTGCTACCCCACGAGCAGGATTTTATTGAGACAATGGGTGACCTCGCCGCACCTTTTTTACATCAGGGTCAGGGTCAGGAGTACGTCGGAGGAGTTACAGATTTTCCTGCGCAGCAAACACTAGGCCGCGATAATGAAGGTCTTGCGCTGACAACAGCGGTAAGTGGGCTTAAAGCGCGTTACGCAGCTAATACACGCCCAGATCAAGGTGAAGCCGTAGAAGAGGACGGCGGTATTTTCATGCCGCGCGAGCGTTCTGAGTCTGCGCCCTTAGTTAGCGCGGAGTCACAAGTCGAGTTAAAGAAGCTGAACCCCGTCGAGCTGGCGGCCTACATGCAGCAGCTCCAAGAGACTATCACCGAGGGAGAGGCGCTTACTGAGTATGAGGCAAAGGTCCAAGGGTTTGACCTAGCCAAGCTCCGCGCCGAGGCTGCCTTTGCCTCGACCCTGAAGCCTAAGTTTAAGACCAAGGCCGACGCGCAGGCAGCCGCAGACGCGCAGACTGAAGGGCGGTGGGAGGTTGTTAAAAACGAAGAAGGTCGATTTGTCGTCCAGCCGAGAGACGCCACGGCTTTGGAAGCCGAGCTGGAGAGCCTGCGAGATCAGGGACAAGCAATCGATGAGGACTGGGCTGCGCGGATTATTGATCCGAAAGCCAACGCAATCAGCACGACAGAGTTCAAGACCGAGAAAGGCGCAAAACTCTCACTGGTCCAAAAGCAGAAGCAGCACGGCGGCAACTGGGAAGTTACTACGGACGGCACAAAATTCTACCTGTCTCCCCGTTTCGTTAGCCCTGCCGCTAACACATCGACGCAAGTCCAGTCAGAGATGTTCGGAGACTCTTCTTCTTCACCAGTTAACAGCAGCGATATTTCAGAGTCTTCGGGATCGGCTTCTTCTTCCTCACCAGTTACTAGTAGTGAGCCTGTTGTATCAGAGAGCAACGGGGTCTACACCGTAGAGTTAGCAGACGGCAGTACCGAAACTATCTCTGTGGATAAGAATACCTTTAAGTGGGGCGGCGCTCCAACGGGCAGCGCCGTTGAATTGCTTGGCCTTGGCAATACAAGGGAGGGGATCGACGCGGCTGTTAAGAGCCTCGTAAATTACAAGAACCGGATGAACACGCAAGGCTCTCTGCCTCTTACCGAGTCCACTCCCACCGCAGCCGAAGGCTCTCCAGATCAATCTGCCCCATCACCTGTTAGCAGTAAGACATCGCTGACGCAGTCAGAACTTGGTAAAATAGAGATCGAAATGGACGCCCCCACAGAGGACGGCGAAATAGGGACGGTTACAGAAAACGCAGGCGTGGCGTACCAACAAGCGACGGACAAGATTAGCGCGTTTGAGGCCATACTCAAATGCTGCAAGGCGAGCAAGTGATAACCAGACTCCATGTAAACCAACATAACATTAAAGCAAACGCCAAAGGCGCGGATGTGCCAGTCCTGACTGTTAAGGATTACCGCAGAAACCGGAAAGGCAACAAGGCTACGATTCGGGATTTTGACGGTGAAGTCGTAGCCACACTGGTATATAGCCCAGACAAACCCCTGCCATGCGGAGCCAAGGTTTGGCTTGAAACCGAGCTTAACGTAGACGTTCAAAGCTAGGAGGACTCGACGTGCCACAAGAAAAATGGAACAACTACCTGACCACCCTCGCGTTAACCAAAGAGATTGTCCTAGAACACGAGGGTGAGAGGCTGAAACCCTACACCTGTACAGCAGGAAAACTTACCATCGGAGTCGGGAGAAACCTCACAGACCGAGGAATCTCCGAAGATGAGTCTCGGTTCCTGTTTACTAACGACCTGAAGCAGACGCTAGAATTTCTATCGCGTAAGCCCTACTGGGATGACCTCACCCCCTGCCGCCAAGCCGCACTGGCGGACCTAGCCTTCTGCGTGGGGGCTTCTCGATTCGATCTGTTTAAGCGTCTCCATGCCGCATTGCTGGAACACGACTACAAAAAAGCCGCTGTTGAGATTTTAGATTCTAAGTTTGCAGAACAGACAGGCACTCGAGCGATGGACCTCGCCGATCTTTTAAGCCCTCCTAAATATAAATAATCCCAAGGTATATCTGAATGACTTTGTCCAACTGCCTCAAAGAAGCTGGCGATACAATATCCAAGGAAGAGAAGGCAGCCCTCCGCAAGAAAGTGAAAAGTATCCGTAACTCTGCGGGCAAGACAGACACAGGTACGCTGTCCATGCCTTTAGGCGAGGCGAACATAATAGCCGTCGAAGAAACGCTGGCTGCTCTTAGATTAAAACAAGCTAATGTGATGGCCCTTGCCGTTGCCAAGGCATCAGCAGCAGGGGACGTACTGGGCAGCAGAGAGTCTGATCCTGAGACTGACTCCGAGGCTCCTTCCCTTGATTCGTTGGGTAGCAACTTTACAGAGGCCGAAGCCGAAGAAAAGAACGCTCGGGTGCTTGCAGTCCTGCGCAAAAACACCGCAATGTCAGAGTCGCTAGACTCAGGAAAGCTCCGTGTCGTACACAGCACTCAGCGAGATGCGCTAGGGGACGGCTGGACGATGGCGTTTGATGAAAAGAACGGCATGCGCGGTGCGTATAAGAAGTCAACAGGACAGGCCGTTATATTCTCAGACAGGGTAGAGGCTGACATAGGCGCGGTGGCAGTGGGCTACCACGAAATGCTCCACGCGGCAGAAGGCTACGCCGAAGAGTCTGGCAGCGCCCGTTTTGATATGCTGATGGGAGATCAGCGGTCTGCTCTATACCGACGCCTTAACTTACTGCGCCAGTTTGGAAACCCCAGAGAGAAAAAGGTTTTACAAGACGCTTATGAGTTGTTTGTTAATTCGGGTGATAGCACCGGGGACTTAGCTAAACAAGAAAGCGAGTGGATGGCGTATGCTATCCAAGCGATCGTCGAGTCTAAGGCAGAGAAAGGGTCTATCGCAAAGTGGGCTGGAGACGCACGGCTGGCTGTGCAGCAAACTCTTCGTAAGCTGTTACGAATAAAAGTCACTGCTGATAACTTGTCAATGAGAGAGTTTGCGTCGCTTGCCGAGCTGGCTATCCGTGAAACCGCTAACAGCGCGATGGCTGAAACACGACAAGCCGCCGAAGATACGAGAGCAGAAGACCGTCAGGCGGCTGAAGATAAGGAAGTAGAAGCCCGTCAAGCGGCTGAAGATAAGGAAGTAGAAGACCGTCAAGCGGCCGAAGATAAGGAAGTAGAAGAGCGTGATGCCAAAAGAACAGCCAAAGAAGCAGACCTAAGAGCTAAAGGGAAAAAGGCCCAAGAAGCTGCTGCGGCAAAAGAGGCAAGAGACGCCGAGCGACAGGCCGAGAAAAAAGCCAAAGCTGATGAGCGACAGGCCGATAAGAAAGCCAAAGACGACAAGCGACAGGCCGATAAGAAAGCTAAAGCTGACGAGAAAGCTAATAAGAAACGGAGACAGAAAGAAAAAGCCCCCTCTCGTACCGTCGAAGACAAACGAAATGAAATCTTAGAGAGGCAGAAAAAAGAGGAAAAAAGTACAAGGACGTATCTGCAAAGTGTACGAGAAATGTTGCAAGAAGCAGAGGAAAAAACTCCTAAGTTTGGGACGAAAGAATACGGAGAGAGACTGAGAAGGGTTGAAGATTTAAAAGAACTAGAGAAAAAGTATTTGGCAGATCAAGCCGCCTCCGACGCTAAATTCCAACAGGAATTAGACGGGGTAAGATCGGACGCCGAGATAGACGAAGACGAGCGCGGCTTAACCCGCCGTAGATTTATGCGGAACATTATGTCGCTGGCTGTAACCGCAGCCGTCGTAGGGGATGGTACTGTCACACGTCGTACCCTCGAGGAGCTGTCTCGGCCCGAGCCTACACTGGAGAGAGGCAAGTATAGGCCCATCTCTGACGCTATCCGCCAACCCCTAAGTGAAAAGACCTTACAGGCTATTCGAGATAACGATTTTGTTGCGGCCCTTGAGTCTGCGAAAGAAAGCATGCCGCAAGAAGTTAAGTTTCTCATAGACGAAATCATGTCGTTGTTACCGGACCCCTCTAGCTACGATGTTGAGTTAGGGGGCTACAACGAAATTAAAGGCGGCTCATACAGATTCCCGTCGTTTGCGAATGGTAATACCCTACAGAAAGGACTCCTTACAATCTATGAAGGAAATGAGCAGGGTAATGACGTTGATACGTTGCTGCACGAGGCGATGCACCTAGTAATCAATGCTCGGTACTCGACGTTATTTGCTGCTGCGAAGGGTTCGACATACGACCGCACAGGACTGACTAGACCTCAAGCGGAGGAAGCTATTGCCCAGTTCCGAAACTTGCACCGTGAGTTCCGTAAAGAAGTTGCGAAACTAGCAGCCGAGGCGGGGGGCATAGAGAATCTAAGCGTCCCCATGCAAATTGCGGGAGCCGACGGCGGTATAGATGAATTTTTTATCCGCGCGACTACTGACCCAGCTTTTCAGCTTGAGCTGTACAACATCGACTACAACGGAAAGACTTTGTTACAGCGTTTTAAAGACTGGGTCAAAATAAGTTTGTTCGGCTCAAAGAGTGGCAATACCCCAACTTGGCTTGACGCGGCCATTCTAGGGATTACTGATGTCCTCAACAAATCGCAGTTGGACGCTGCCGACTTTTCAACCACTCTAGGCATAGAAAGTTACAACAAGGGAGCCAGAGAGCGCAACCAAGCTAGAAAAGATAAAGCTGCTAATGCTGACAGCTCAGACGGTAGCGACATACTAGGCTCGCGCGCCGTCCGCACAGCCCGTGCCACAGAGATGGGTTTCGACACGGACACCGTTTACTACCACGGGACAAAAACAACGACGATAAACAAGAAAGGGTTTAGGGGTAATACACCAAACGTAGCGGCTCACCTTACAACAGACAGCAAGACTGCCGAGAGTTTTGCAGAGGTGTTTGGGGGGTGGGCAACTTCGCCTGACGACGCTCCGACCATTTACCCAGTCTACATAAAAGTTGAAAACACTTTTGATATAAACAAGCCCTCCCATAGAAAGATACTCGGCCTTACCCCCGCTGCGTCGAGAGACTACAGCACTTTAGAGGGTGGCGCGGAAGACATTAAAGCCGCTGGGTTTGACTCCTACTGGGATTTTGAAACGGACTGGGACGCCCGCAGTAAGAAATACACAAACATAGCCGTCTTTGATTCAGCTAACATTCGATCTGTTAATGCGGAGTTTGACGGTAATAGTTTTGACAGTAGCGACATACTGGCGTCGCGTACAGCGTTAGGCCAAGAGAGTCGCGGCACTGAGAAGTGGACTGCGGCCACCGCGAAGTTTGGCAAAGAGGGCATGACAAAAGAAGCGAGAGACGCCCGAGCCGAGGAGCAAGGCTTCGACATGGAAGTTTTCTCTGGCAGCACGTTTGACATCGTGGCGTTTGACGGTGATCGCGCCCGCCCGGACGGAGATTGGGGCAAGGCTTCCTACGCCAGCACTAGCATCGAGGATGTTAATGAAAACTACGCAGGAATTGGCCCTGACTTGACGGCTCGAATAGAGCTAGAAGCCGAGAACATAGCACAGGTCATGGATTATAATGACTTTGAAAGGGATCAAATTCTTGAGCAGGCCAGCATCCCCTTGGAGGAATACTCTGGGGATATGGACGCGGCTCATTGGAAAATCGCTTCCGACAGACTGTTAGGCCCAGCGAAGAAAGGCGTCGTGTACCCGCTGAAAATAAAGACTGGGAACTACGCAGTGGTCGATAGTGGCCCCGGCCGCAACCCCGACGGGCGCAGCCAAAGTTTTATCTATGGTAAAGACTTTACCGAGGATGCCCGAGATGAATTGAACCGGGACGACTACGAAGACGAGGACGCCTTTGACGACGCCTTGGTTGAGTACGCCGATGAGCTGTCGGCTGACTCGGACGAATCTCTGTACGCAAAGATACAAGATGCTCTCAGGGACACAGACCTGTACATCAGCCCGGATTCTATTGGCGAGGTAATGGAGGCGCTACAGGATGACATCACCGATAACGCCCTCGTCGTAACAGAAATAGACTCCGCGATTCGGTCACTGGGGGCATTGGAGAACGATTCAGGTGAGATGATTTCTCCGGGTGAAATATCCTCGCAGGTGTTAAAGAATCTTGGTTTCGATGGCGTTCTTGACTACACGGTAAATACTAAGTTCGGAACGGCCCGACGCTATGGCGGCAGTATGGACGGGGTGGACAGCGACACCGTACACGTCGTAACTTTCCCCGGCAGAGAGTCGAACATCCGATCTGCTTATGCAGCCTTTGACCCTGACAACTCAGACAGTAGCGACATACTGGCGTCGCGCAAAGCACCCATTGGTAAGACAGGCAGACCTTATCAGGCTGTGCGACCTAACAAGGTTAAGGGTGGTGAGGATCGCGTCCAGACGTCGTTGCCGTCAGGGATGAAAAACAAAGTACCCTACTATATTACAGGTGCGCCCGAAGAATATTCGATAGGCGTTGACCGTATACTGTCCGTTGAAAAAGTCGCTAAAACACAAAAGAAAACTATTGAGGGCTACGACTTCTTTACCCCTTCTCGGTCAGACCTGACTGCGGAAGAGACCATCAACGAGTTCAAGCAGTTCATGGTGAAGAACCTGATCTGGCTGCACAATCAGATGGACCCCAACCTTAGAGAGACTGCCCGCAAGTGGTACGACGGCGCGCGCAAGAACGTAGACATCTGGTCTGCTCGGTATGGGTTAGAGTCGAGACAGGTGGCTGCTGTTATTGCTAACTTGTCACCACAAAAAGACTGGTTTATGAATATGTCTCTGGCCGAGCGGATCATGGACATCCATACCTACCGCCAAGACGCGACCGCAGACAAGGACATGGACAAAGCGTTTAACCGCGTCGTGATGCGGGACGACAAAGGCAAGCTGATCATAGTCAGCAAAAACCCACGGAAGGGTGAATCCGATAAGGTAGCCCAGACACGAGAATACCGTGAGATATGGGGCTTGATTAAAAACGCCAAGCTGTCTGACGTGAGGTCTCTCGTCTCCGAACGTGATGGCAACCTTGCTGTCTCGATCTGGGTACGCATGTACGACGAAGCGAAGCACTCTCGCCAGTACCGCATGATGAAGCCAACAGGCGAAATCATTGGGCTTGCGATGAACGACGACGGTGTTACACCCTCGTCTGTTGCGTGGGGTTCGTTCACTGAGATCGCCAAGGCGATGAGGGTGTTGCAAGACGGGTCACTGGAATCGGTGTCGATGAGTCTGGGCGGCGCGCACAAGGTCAGAAACTTTTACAACAACATTATCGCACCCAACAGTAATCTGGGTGAGGTGACTATTGACACCCACGCAATGGCGGCGGCGGTGTTCAAGCCCTTGTCGGCAAAGAGTTATGAGGTCGCTCACGTCTTTGGCGGTACTCCCGTAAAAGGCTTGCGTGGCATACCAGAAGGGGTAGAACGTGCAGGCGCAGGGAGTTCAAAATCAAATGGCATAGGCGGAATATACGGCATCGTAGCCGACGCCTATCGAGAAGCGGCTGCCGAGTTAGGGCTGCTACCGCGTGAGCTGCAAAGCATTACATGGGAGGAGATTCGCGTCATTTATCCCAAGAAGTTTAAGGACACGGAATCAGTCAACCTCCTAAAAATAAACGCCTTGTGGAAACAATTTGCCGAGGGTAAAATGACCCTCGCTAAAGTGAGGAAAGAAGCTTATGGACTCGCAAAAACTAAAGGAGATGTACCCGGATGGGCATCCCGATCCGATTCTGGACGTAATGATCGGAAGGCAAATGGCACTTACAGCCGCGATGTATATGACGATGGCGTACCCAGACAGGTCGGAGGAAGAGATACAGGAGCTTCTAACCGATCCCGAGGAGATGTCAAACCTACCCGTCGAGCTTCAGCCCGAGGGAGAGCAGGACAGCTAGACTCTGACATACTCGGCTCCCGTCGCAACGACACGGAGCAGTCAGGGCTAGAAGGCTTGGCCGATCTCTTAGGGTCTATTGACTCCGAGGGCAGAGGCGGGCGTTTACCCACTACAGCAAACACGCAAAACCGATTCCAGCGGATGATCTCTCAACGGCCATCCCTGTTGTCGCTTCTGCCTCGACGTGCGCTCGCAGAAATAATCCCCGAGGAAATGCCCACTGCGGCTAAAGTGATCCGACAGGCGGAGCAGATGGACGCAGACCGTAACCAGATACTGTCTGACGCTGGCGAGGTGCTTAATATATGGCATCGCTGGGCGCGCAAGAACAGGAAGATGGCGAGCAAACTACACACTTTAATGCACGACACGACGCTGGTGGGCTACGACCCGTCTGCGCCATACAAGTCGATACTCACCGAGAAAGAATACTTCAAAGAGAAGACGCGGCTCTCTACTAAGATGCGCTCCGCTGGGACTGCCGATCAGAGGCTGCGTTACAGCGGGCTTCTTAAAGCCCTAGAACAGAAGAGAGCTGACGAGGTGACGCGCAAGAACGCGCAGGCGGGACTCGACTCTCGGTACTCTGCGTTATCTAAGGAAGCAAAAGACCTGTACAACAGAGTCAGGGATGAATACGGACGGCAGCGCAGTGCCATGCACAAAGAGCTGGCCGACCGCATCGAACGAGCTGAGATGTCCGAGACAGTCCGTACTGCTATGGCTGACAAGTTACGGATAGCGTTTGAAAGCAACGAAGTGCGTGGGCCGTACTTTCCTCTCTCCCGATTCGGTGAACACTTTGTGGTACTGAAATCGGTGGTGGACGGTAAAGAAGTGACCGAAGAGTTCCGAATATTTGAGACTAACGAGCAAGCACTTCAGTATCAGAACGACATGGAGAAAAAACATCCGACTTGGATTTCTAAGAAGGGCGTTAAAGACGAAGAGCAAAGCTCGTTCCAAGAAGTTGATCCTGAGTACGCCAGCGCCGTAACGGGGCTTATCCAGAACGCTGATGGCATAGGTCGCAAGGAGCAATTTGAGCTGGCCGATGCGGTGTGGCAACTCTACCTACAGACTCTGCCAGAGATGTCGATCCGCAAGCAGTCCATTCACAGGGGCAAGGTAAAAGGCTGGGATGAGGACGCCATGCGGGCCTATTCTTCTATCGCGTTGCACCACGCTCACCACATTACAAAGTTGCGGCACGGTGATGTGATTCGAGGTTTGCTGGTGCGAGCTAAAGAAGAGTCCAATTCTCTGAAAGACTCTGCTTTTGCTGGTCGCCTTCTCCGTGAGATAGAGGACGGGGTTGACTGGGCGATGAACCCGACCAACAAACCGTGGGCCTCAACTTTGACCAGCCTCGGGTTTATTTACCAGTTGGGGGTTTCTCCTGCCGCCGCTTTGATAAACACTTTCCAGACTCCGATGGTAGGGATACCCGTCATAGGGGCGAGGTATGGCTACTCTAAAACCGCTGCCGCATTCGCCAAGGCGACAAACGAGTTTTCAGGTGTCATCGCGGCAAACATAGCCGTGAGAGCTAAAGACAAGACTGTGTTCCTCGAGAACGACATGAAGGTACATTGGAGCGACAGCCTCAAAGGCGTCGAGCTGGAGTTTTATCAAGAGATGGTCAGGCGTAGCCTTTTCGAGAAGACTCGTGCGCACGACCTCGCGGGCATCAGCGACGAGGGGATGAACCGATCAATGATGGGCCGAGTCGTAGTGGACAGAATTTCGGCAAGCTTCCATAACGCGGAAGTGTTTAACCGAGAAGTCACTGCGATGGTTGCCTTCCGCATGGCAATAGCAGGAGGTCAGAACTACAACGTGGCCTTGGACTACGCATACAACGTGACTCTCGACGTACACTTCGACTATAGCAACGCGGGCCGACCTCGGATTCTCAGACTCCCAGCCGCAAAAGTGATCGGGCAGTACAAACAGTACGCGCTCAATATGTCGTTCCGTGTTTTGCGGGACGCCTATGTGGCGGTTAACTTATCGGATGAAACCGATCCGGTGGTTAAGCGGGAGATGGTGAATCGATCCCTCGCGTCGGTGGCTATATCCATGCTGTTCTCTGGAATCCAAGGCGTCTTTGTTTACTCGGTAGTCAAGACAATTTGGAACCTTCTTGAAGACCTATTTGGGGACGAGGATGAGCCGAAAGACTTTGAGGGCGAGCTGCGTGAAGGGGTTTACCTGATGATAAATGACGCCGTCAAGGACGAAAAGTTAGCCAGCCTTCTCGGGCAGATTGTCGTTGACGGTCCTACTGACGTGTTGGTAGGGGGAAGCGTTGGCTTGAGAGTCGCGCCAGATATTCTACGTCTCTTTATTCAGCCACAAGATAACGGCAAGGAAGGCCGAGAGCAGTTAGCCCACTTCGGTTTGCAAATGGCTGGTCCGGTTCTTGGTGGCGTCTTAGGGATGTTTATGGACGCGAAGGAGTTGCTTAAAGAGGGTGAATACTGGAAGGGGGCTGAGAAAGTAGTGCCTAAGTTTGTTCGGGACGTCAGTAAGTCGGTTAGATACAACCTAGAAGGTGCAACGAACTCAGAAAACCTACCTCTTATAGAAGCTGATGAGTTCAACGGGTGGGAGCTGGCGTTGCAGACTCTGGGTTTTTCGCCTACTGAACTTCAGTTGCAGTACACTAGGAACCGGATCGAAATGACGAAGCTTAGAAAGCTTGGCGATCGCAGGGACGCGCTAATGAAACAGGCGAGGAAAGATATAAATGGTGGGGGCGGACTGTCGGGAGAAACGATAGCGGCCATTAGAAGGTTCAGCGTAAAGAACCCCACTATGCAAGTGACCAGCGACAATATCCGCAACTCAGTAACGGCGAAGGCGATCCGAGCCGCGATGAACGAAGGTGGTCAGCAGCAAGACGGGAAAGGGCCACAACCCTATCAGTTTTAATTACTACTAAGAGGTTAAGAGCATGCCAACTAAAAAACCCGCGAAGAAAAAAGCAACCCACACTATGCCAAATGGCAAGGTGATGGCGGGTGCATCGCACAACAAGCCTGCGGCTAAAAAGAAGCCTGCAAAAAAGATGAAGTCAGGCTACTAAAAAAGCAATTAAAAGCACTGACTCCGTAACGCGGGGTATGAATGGGTATCCAGTGGGGCTTGAAACCCTTGCTATCACTGGAAACCCTTGCTGCGCTTAACCATACGACCGCAATAGTAGTGCATTTCGCCCTATTTCTCAGGCCACTGATACCGTAGCATTCACCTTAAATCTTCAATTCCCCCTTGTAATTAGAAGCAAATAAAAGCAGTATTATCCCTGACGTTTTACGGGAGAAGCACTGGGTGGCTACGATAACCAAGGTCGGCAAGAAGTTTCGCGCACAGATCAGGCGCAAGAACGCTCCTAGTATGAGCAGAACATTTGCCACACGCCGAGACGCGGAGGCGTTCGCCAGTGGTCTTGAGCATGACGTTCTCGCGGATAAATACTTAGGCCGTTCCTTGGGGGTAAGCATACCAAGACTGGGTGAAGCGTTAAAGCGTTACGGTGAAGAGGTTACAAGTAAGAAAAGAGGGGTAGCCAGCGAGATGTGCAACATCCGTATCTGGCAGCGGCACGAGTTGGCTGGTTATAAGCTAGACGATATCACGTCCGACCACATCCAAGCGTTTGCCGACGAGTCGTTAAACTCGCCGGGGACAGTCCGAAAGAAACTAGCCGTTATCAGCCATCTCTATACAAAAGCAATTACCCGATGGGGCTATAAGAACTTGGTTAACCCGACGGTTGGGGTTGATAAACCGAAAGTGCCGAATAGCAGGAGTAGACGCCTGCAATACGGCGAGTATCGGCGGTTGATGCGGGAGATTGTAGTCGGTAGACCTTCTCTCCGACCTGTTGTGCGTCTGGCTATATACACCGCGATGAGAAGGGGAGAGTTATGCAGCCTTGAGTTTGCGCAAATAAATTATAGAGAGCGTTTTGCGCACTTGAGCGTGACCAAAAATGGGGACAAGAGGGACGTGCCTTTGTCCCGTCGGGCAATTCGAGTGCTGAGAGAAGTAGAAATATTAAGCAAGACGGGTAAGGTCTGGGATCACTTGCCCAGCATAGCCACCTACCATTTTTCAGAGGCATGCAAGCGGGCAGGGATCGAAGGTTTGACCTTACACGACTTACGGCACGAAGCCACAAGCCGTTTCTTTGAAGTGCATAACTTGTCAATAGTAGAGGTCCAAAGAATCACAGGTCACAAAGACCTGAAAATGCTGCTGGCCTATACGCACTTGAGTCCATCTAACATAGCCCTGAAACTGGGCTAAACATGGCGACGTGGCCTCCCAACTCGTGACGGTTTAACTGAGCGGTCGGCAAGTTTGATAAGATGCGCTTCAATATCTTTCTTCAACCAACACCATCTCTTACCCATTCGGAACCCCGGCGGTAGCCAGTCTGAACCGCGCGCTATCGCGTGTTCGATTGAGCGAGGGGATTTGTCTATTAGTGTTGACAGGTCAGTAATAGTGACTATCAACTTTTCTTTAGCCTCCATACCAAGTCTCCTGTCGATGTTTAAATACTACGACGAGCTGGCAAACAATCACAGGCACGATTAAAAACTGAGCGGCGTGGCCTATGACGTAGGCCCAGTCTCTCCCGTCAGTAGCCTGCTTCTTTAATGCGGGGAATAGCACCCGCAAGTTTTCGACACTCATGTTTGTATAGCTATGTCCGACTTGTGCGACGCACCACCACAGGCGTACACCACACTCACCAACTCCCTCTGTTGCTATGTAGCCTTTCTTAGCCACTTCCAATCTGCTCCGGTACGGACTCATATAGTACCCCCTCCGAAATGAGAGGACGGCGAGCCGTCGTCGTCTTCCTCGTCCTCGCCCTCGTCCTCGTCCACGTCTTCGACGTCTTCTCGTATCGCGGTCTCAACTGCGTTAGATATAGCGCGCAGAGAAACGGCTATATGGCTAAGTACCTCTATCAGTTTTAGCGTCCCATAATTATCCATAACCTCCTCCTTATATTGTCCGTGGTCGGACTGTGATTCGGTGAACTTCACCGTCTGTCTTGTCGTAAGTAATCATCTTGGCTCCCCGCATGCTGATCCAGCCACCCCGCGCGGCGTAAGCATCCCTACTCGAAAGGGTTGGGTGCTGCTCTGCAATCGCGCCGCCATTTTCGACAACGCGCTCATGGTGCAGATGCCCGGAGTGTATGTAGGTGTGGTCAGCTTGGCCCCACATACCACGGAATCTAGGTTCAGAAGAAAACAGCTTGAACATTTGCGCGAGTTTGACCTTATGTCCGTGGTGAAATCCAAGCATTGTTTTCCCGTGCAGATATGCGTAGTAGGGGAACTCACTATCATCAACTGACACACGCGGCTCGTCTGCGAATACATGCTTGAGATGCTTGCGAAGCCATATCGACCCAGCCATGTCGTGGTTCCCTTCCGCTTGAATGACGCGAACTTCACCGAACTTTTTAAGCATCATCCGAATGGCCTCGGCCATTACCGACATGGACATATCCACCAGCTTTCCGTATCTGGTGTCAGCGTCTAGGATGTTGCCCCCCGTGGGGGTCACTGCGAGCAGCCCGTCAAAATGTAAAAAATCTCCTAGCTGATTTAAGACGGCTGTCCCCGCAGGGGGTGCGGCCGCGATCATGGCCGCGACCGAGTCTAAGAAAACCGAACGTGCTATTTCTGAGTCCCAGTCGTCACCCGCTTCGGCCGCCCATGCGTACATGCCTAAGTGGAAGTCTGTTATGGTTAACAGGCAGAGAAGGTCGGCGTCTAATTTCTTCGGTTGGGCGGTGGGCTTATACTTCTTATATCCACTCCCACCACTTTGAATCGTATCCAGCAGCATCTGCAACTGCCTCTCCCTGTCGCCCTGAGACTTCACCCACTGCGATTTTACATTGCCCTCTGCATCATAGAGAGTTGACACTTTGTTCACGACAAATCCCTCTGGCACAGGATGGTTCATGTCGTACTCAGGCGCGTACCCTTGCTTCGCCGCTCGCTCTTTCAAGATGCGAATGGTTTGCCGACCGTTGCCGCCGTCGATTTTGAGCTTAGTGGCAACCTCGGGCCATGTCGCACCGTCGCGGCGCATCTTAATCAACTCTCGCTGCGCCTCCGTATTCGTATATTTAAGTAGTACATTTGCTAATTCAGGAGTCATCTTCAAAGTCCAGTTCGTCTGATAGTAATAAAGGGCAAAGCGCGTGTGTGACGACAGTGGCAAGCGTTATCGCCGTCGCCTCGTCTACGCTTTTGCTGGTCGTAAAAGAGATCAAACTATCCTCAGTTATTACGATAGCCAACATTCCCACTGCGTTTTTCCACTCGCCTTCAGTCACTCGCTTCGCTACGTCTTGGGCCGTCTCGAGAGTTTCTCTTCTCTGAAGTGCAACACCGACGTCCCCAATGCCTATAATCTCACCCATCTACTGCCCCATTCGCGCTTTGAGCGCGTTAAGAAAATCGTTTTGGCTTGCGCCGCGTAATTCAAGGACCGCCATCGCGGTCTCGTCTATAGTCCCCGTCGCCACAAGGTGGTGTATGACAGAGTTTGTAGTCTCAAACTGTGTGCCTATCTGGCGAGCGCCTGTGACGCGGCCGTTGAACTGATCGTAAAGTTCTCGGCTCCAAGGAGGACTGAGCCAGACCACCGTGCATGTGGCGTGTTGAAGGCTGTCTACTCCATGCCCCGCACTCGCGGGTTGCGCTGCAAGGACTGGTATCTCTCCGTCGCCCCACCTCTTAATCTGCTCGGCACTGCCGTCAAAAAACTCTAGCACGTCCTCAGAGAACTTAGCTCTTAGCCGCTCCCTGTCCGACTTGAAATGGTAGGCCAGAAGAAATGGGCTTCCCTGCGCCTCGTCCACTAGCTCCGACAGCGCATCGAACTTCGAGTTGTGTAGTTCAGTCCAAGTCCTGTCAGCCCCTTCACCCAAATACACAGCTCCGCAGGCTACTTGTGACAACTTGCCAATAAGAACTCCAGCGTTAACCGCTGTAATCACCGCGTCGGTAAGCTCTAAAACGCAGTGCCTCTCCATCTCAAGGTATTGCTCGGTCGCCTTCTTATCCAGAGGTACATGGATTACGTTGTGGATAGTGTCAGGTATAGGTAAATGATCTATAGCTCTCATCGTCAGACATCTGTGACGTATTGCGTTCTCGATATCTACACTGGCGTTTGGCTTCGGGTCGAACTTATAACCCATGTAATCTGAATCAAAGAAAGTTGCTTTGAAACTTGAATTTGTTCTGCCTAAAGCCTCGCCTTGATCAAGTAAAAACATCTGAGACCAGAGGCCGAGAAGCCCTTGCGCGCAGGGTGAACCCGTCAGCTCAATCAACCTGTCAACTTTGTGCAGGACTTTGCGCAGTGTCTTGAAGCGTGTCGTGGCCGAAGACTTAAACTTAGAAGACTCGTCGATTACTAGCCCGTCGAACGGCCAATTCTTTACGCCTATTTCTTTGATCAGCCACACCAGATTGTCGATGTTAATTACGGTGACGTCGCTACGAAGCTGCGCCACTGCTGTTAACCGCTTCTTAGCAGGAAGCCCATCCAGAAACTGAACACTTAAATCTTTTAACTCGTCCCACTTCTCAAATTCACTGCGCCATGTCGTTTGACAGACGCGCAATGGAGCCACTATGAGCCAGTGGTTAATCTCTTGCGAATAAATCGTAGTCCTAATAACAGAAGTAGCCACTACGGACTTTCCCATCCCGACGTCAAGAAACAGCCCGCACTTTTTAACGTCCAGTAAAAACTGGATAGAGGGTATCTGATAATTGCGCGGTTTAAATTCCATACTACTCTTTCTCGTTTGGAGTTTTCGTAGGCGGCCAAAGAGAATTAGCCCGGCGGATAAACGCCACGCCCGCAGTCTGAACTTCGTGCAACCACGGGCGGTAGTTTTTAGTTTTAACGGGGTTTGGTTTTGCTAACTCTTGTGGTCTCAGGAGTCGGTTGATTGTGGTCGGCGACACTCCGAGCTTTCCGGCGATCCTCCGGTTGGAGAGACCCTCCGTTTGTTTCAGGTCAAGTGCCGTCTTCATAAGCTCTTGTCGTTCTTCAGCATTGAATCTCTTTAGGGACATACTAACTCTCCGAGTAATTTATCAACTTGTTTTTTGCTGGCTACCACTACCACTGACTGCTCATAGGTACGCAGTTTTTTGTGGACCGCGAGTTGCAGTTTTGTCGGTAGCTTGCCGGGAGCTTTTAACTCGACAAAAACTAGACGGGTCAGGAACGTGTCGGGTAAAAATACGATTCGGTCTGGCACTCCGTTGTTGCCCGGAGCAGACCACTTCAAGGCGAGGCCGCCCGCCGCCTTAACCCGCGAGACAAGGTACTTCTCAATCGCACTTTCTCTCATAGCCGAGTTATGATCCTGCTTTCTTCAATGTGCATCGTGTCCAACTCTTGGTCTATTACCACGCGGTTCGACGCGATAACTTCCTCCATGACCTTGCGGTTTGAATCTTTGTCTCCGACGTACTGCCCGAGTCCGATCAAGAGATCGTTACTCTGGTTCAGTAGCGCCACTAGCCGCTCGATCCTTAGTTTTGTTTCTTCGCTCTTGCTAAGTCCAAATGCCATTACAGCTCCTAATCTTTTAAGTAGAACGAGCCTTCCCAGCCCGTCGCAAAAATGGGCATGTCTTCTGCCCACGCGGGCGCGTCCGTCATGCAGTTAATAAGACCTTCAACGTCTGGCCCACCCTCGGCGGTCGTTGCCAGTATTTCGTCGTGAACATGGCCGACGATGTCGAACCCTGCGGCGTCAGCGTTTTGCAGCCCTGCTGCTAACAGGTCACGGGCAACAGCTTGCACGGCGTTCTCCGCCAGCTTGCCCGGGTGAGTTGTCAACCGACACCACTTCCGAGTGTATTGATCAATGCCTTCGTAGGTCAGCGTCTTCACGGGCCGTTCAAACTTGGGGTGTTCCTGCATCCGAGCTTCGGGTTTGAAGTAACTCAACGAGCGCCCCGATGGAAGGTGGCAAAAAAGAAAAGGTTCTATGTACTCATACGTTATTTTCCCCGCGCGCGAAAACCCGGAGGCGTTTGTCAGCGCGTCGAAAGACGCAAACTTGAGGGAGGCCCAAAAAGCTGAGACTTGGGGGTAGGAACGTCGGTAGACATTGACCAGTCGCCTGCCCACCCCCTCGGCCTTCTCCTGTTCACTGAGGGTGTCGGCTGTCTGGTCCTCGGGGTTTTTCAGCCCGTCGATTAACCACTTGTCACCGTCTTCAAAGAGCTGTGACAAGTTCATACCGAATCCCTGCGCGTAGGCAGCCAGTCCGTTCGCGCCCAGCGCAAAGCCGCAGCCGAGGACAGGCGGCTTACAAAACTTACGCATGTCTTTAGTAACGTCGTCATACTCGACAGAGAAAACTTCAGTGGCAAAATCTTTGTATGCGTCTTTGCCTGTCCTGAATAAATCTAAGATTCGATCGCAGCCCGACAGCCACCCGATCACCACTGTCTCGATCGAAGATAGGTCAGCGACCCTGAGTCTCTGCCCCTCGGGGGCGGCAATCGCGCACCGGATCGTACTGACCAGTGCGTCTGTCACGCTCGGGTAGAGTATCGTCAGAAGCTCGCAGTCCTGCTGCTTGACAGCTTTGATGGCCTGCGCAAGTTTTCGCTGGAGCTGTGGAGTGTCGGGGGCAGCAAACGCAGCCGTTGGGCCGACAAGGTTATGGGGTTGTACGCCGTTCCCTGTCCATCTTCCCGTCCGCGCGGCTCCGTAGAATTGAAAGCCTCCTCGAAGCCTACTGTCCACACTCGTCCGCTTCTTAAAAGCACTGAACTTTTTAGGCGAGACTTTGCTGGCCTCTTGACGCAGCAATAGGACTTGGCGGACGTGGCTAGAAAGGTCAGGCCGCAGGAGTACGTCGCGTAAGACTTCTTTTGTTAAGCTGTCAACAGCAACGCCTTGGGTGGCTAACCAGCTCCGTAGCTGAACCACCGAGTTTGGATTATCCAATCCAGTTATTGACTTGATCGCTGCCAGCAAACCTTTCAGATTTTTTCCGTACACTTCAATGGCTGACGCGACCAGCTCACTGTCGATAGGCAGTCCACGTTTATTGATCTCTTGGTCTAACAACCAGATGTATCGCTCGCCGTCAGGGTGTGTGTACTTAACGAAGGGTTGCATTTTCCGGTAAATAGCGCGCTCGGCAATGACGTCCTGTACGCAGTACCCGCAGAAATCTGCCCAAGCCTCGGGGTCGGTAAGCTTTGTGCTGCGGCCGTGGGGGTGTTTTTCTGTCTTCACTTTCGGACCACAGAATTTCTTGATCAGCGCGCGTCCTTGACTTAATTTCCGCGCGTCTTGGGGGATGCCGACGCATTCGCCGACCATACCCAGACCTCCTGAGAACGAGAGGGTTTTAGCCAGCACCATCACGTCTGTCCACTCGTCTGTCTGTATGTCTAAGCCCCAGACGTTTCTTAAAATTTCCATTTCAAAGGGCGCATTAAATGCTAACTTGTCAACAGTAGGATCAATCAAATCATCCAGCAACCACTGCGGTGGTTTGTCGGTGGTGGTGTCAAATAGCACTGGCTCTTTGTCATCGTAGGCGGCCCCGACCATCAGAATCTCAGTCGTCGGATGCTCGGCGTACACATACATACCCTGCGCGCGTAGGTCCACGTCCGAGTAAGTTTCAAGGTCGATGTGCAGTTTAATAAAAATCTCCTTAACAAAAAAAAGGCCCGTCACGGGGGCCAAGCGGCCAGCCCTTCGCGTAAAACTATGTAACTAGGAGTAGTTGCGCGGCTGGCTGAAGGCGTTATTTTGTCAGGGAGGGGCAATGTCACCCCTCCCTTCAATGATGCGCCACTGGGCCTCCTTAGCGCACACTCTCTACTTTTTACATCCAAGGATCAGCGTCGGACGTGTCCTTGATGGCGCTGAACTCGTCCTCGGCACGTCGGCCAACGCCCGAGAGCGGCTCGCCTTTTCCGGTGACTTGAACATTGTTCAGCCCGAAGGCGACGCCTCGGTTGCCCTTCTGATCGTAGGCATAGGCGTTAACCGACACCCTGCAATAGTCTCCGCTCACAAAATCGCGCGCGTCTATAACAGGTTGGACCTTCGCGTCCACAATCCCCGGCATGTTCTTGGTCTTGACGTTGATCCAATAACAACCGTCGTATGCTGGGTCGTTAGGTTTCTCAGCGTCGCCGTCCCGAAGGGGATGGCGCAAGTTCGGGGGACGCTTGCCAGCGTCAGGCCACTTCGCCGCAGTCGCGGCCTCCACCGCACCGTTCAAATTGCGGATGGTGTCCTTGTCGTCTTTAGGTATCAGGAAGGACATAGAGTATTCCTCCTTGCCCGACAGCTCGTTAAGACGGGGGGTAAAAATTGAGACGTAAGAGCCTCGGCCTTGTCCTGTTACAACTGAAGTATCAGATGCTTCTTTTTTCTGTGCTGTTGCGTTCATAGCGTTTTCCTTTTTTTACTAGTTAAATTCACGGCCGTCGTCAAACTGAAAGTCGGGGCGTGGGTCATCGGTTGGCACGACGCTGGGCTTACCCTTGGGCTTCGTGATCACAGATTCTAGGTGTCGAGCTTTTGCTTTACCCAGCAGCTTGGTAGCCTGCGCGGGTGAGATAAGAGACGACGTATAAATTTCATGTTGGTTTTTTCCTAGCGAAAGCAGGGCGGCCTCGGCTTGGCTGTTGCCTGTCCACTTCCTGTTAGCGCGCCCCTCGACAATCTTGAAACCCGGAACGTCTAGCCCTTTGACCAGACCGCCAAAAGCTTCTTCTCGCACCGCAGCGCACCACGCCTCGATGGTAGGGACTTGCTCTAGCAGCAGCCCAAGGTCTGCGTAATCCAGCAGCTCGGGATTCTTGGTAGCCAGCGGTTTGCCTGCTTGTAACGTCTCAAGAGCAGTGCCGAACTCACCAAACTCTTCGCATGCAACCCGCATTGACTCTTCGGCCCGAGCTGGGCATTTGCCTTTTGCTAGGCAGAATCTGCACTGCTTATTGCCGGGGACCAGTGGGGCAGGGCGCTGCCTAGCAAGCTCGCTGGCCTCGGCTGCAACTAACCCAAACGCAAGAACCTCCTCAAGCGTATACTCGGCGACCGAGATGTGATCTCTGCGCGGCTGGTATATATGTATGCGTATGGTCTTGAGCGGCGTTGACATAGCAAACTCAAACTCGAGGTACGCGCCAAGGGCGTAGAGCAGACCCTGCTCGTTCTTGTCAGCGTGTACCAGTACGCCCTTTCCGTATTTGAGGTCGATGACATCCATGACGCCGTCGCCTAATACAATGTGATCGCTCGTTCCAAAGCCGCCCTTGACGTAGGACTCATAGCTGACCCGCACCTCGGTGAAATGGTCGCCAACGATCGCGTTACAGTAGTCTGCGTAAGCATGGGCATGTTCAAACATCGCGTCATCGAGTCTCACGATGTCGGCATCCAACTCCACCGGACCCGGATACTCAGAAGGCCATACCAGCGCATCTTTTGCCTTGTGGTAAAGCATTTTGACGTCGGCCTCAGTACCATCTAACAAGTTGGCAGCAACGCAGTGCGCGGCTGAACCCTCGATCGCGGCAGGCGATGACGTGTCAGGAATGTCCCTGCACATCTCAATAGAGCCGGGGCAGGGTATCCAGCGGTGCGCGCTGCTGGCTGAAAAAACAGCGTGGGCGCTCATCGTTGCTCCATTGCTAATCGGTAGTTGTGCCATTTGACGGTCACTTGATCGCGCGTTTTTGCAAAGAAGACCAGTGAGCCAGTAGCAGGCGTCTGGACCGTCAGCTTGAACCACGCAGGACTGATCGCTTCGATAAAGAGAATCACGCTTTGCCAGCCTTAACCATCCAGTCAGACGCGGTCTCAACCAAATCGTCGTACTTGCTGGCATCTAAATCGCCGAGGCGATCAACGCCAAAGGACTGTACAAGCTCCTTCGCCCTGTCACGCCCCAGCGTGTCAGCAATAGCCATCACGACGCCTCTCGCATCGTCCAAAGATCGTTGGACCTTGAGGGGTATGTGCATGTGCGGGTAATCCTTCTCGGGCGGCTCATCCCGCTGTTCGATCGGAGAGCTGCGCACAGCGGCTTGCCACTCTTCGGCGGTCGGGCCTCTCTGTAGAGGCTGCTCGAGCGGGGGCAGCAGGGCGCGAAGACTTTCCATCTGGCCTGCGAGAATGACTATCTGGTCGGTAAGGTCTTGGAGTGTTTTTTCGATCATGGTTTCAGCTCTCAGTCGTTAAAAGTGTAATAGGTTTTTTTCGGTACTGCGTTACAACTGAGTTGATATTAGACTTGTAAGTGTAACTTGTCAACTAGAAAGTGTAATTGAATGTAAAAAAATACCCACGCCCGTGTAAAACAAGCGTGGGCTGCATCCGTGAAGCTATTTACTGCGGATCAAATCCCAATGCTTTGTGGCCTCGACGGCCTCTTCCAGCTCAAAAAGATCGACCCACTCAAACACCTTTTGATAAACCCTGTCTTGTTCACCGAACAAGACATCCAAGTATTCGCCTTCGGACATCGAAGCGTCGCCTACGCTAAGGTCAAGTATCCCAGCCCGAATTTTACTTTGAAGTACGCCTACCATTTTTAATATTTCAACCCCTTGTCTCGTAAGGAAAAGCCGGTCGGGCGCTATAAAAAAACGTAGAGATTTAACGCGCTCTGAGTACCAAGCGTATGCAGTAATCCCGCGTGAGTTCTGTGCGGTTGTTGCTCTTGACATCCTAGCAGTATCGGCGACTGACGGCGGGTGCATGCGCAACTCGACTGAATATTCATGGCCGTCGCGTGACACTAAATACGGAGAACCTGTCGGCTGAATATCCCCAGCCTGAAAATACCCATGCCAGCCTAACTGCTCGAGCAAAGTCCGCCCGCACACCTCTGACGCGGCGGCCAGTGCAATCTGGTGTTTAGAAGCTATGGTACTTAGTTCTTCTGTAGACCTTCGTAGCGCGTTAATTTCTTTGAGCGGGCTTTCTTCGCGCAGGGGCGTCGGGATCGAGAACCCCCCTGAAGCTAGTTCTGGCGTGTCGCTGATGAGAAAGCCAACGCTACACTGCAACATTTTAGCAAGCACTGGGAGGTGGTGTGGCCTCGGAAGCGAGTCGCCACTAAACCAGCGTTGAACGCTCTGGGGCGTAACCCCGCACTCTTTAGAAATTTCGGTCTGTGTTAAGCCTAGATTTTTGGCTTCGTTAGAAGCTCTCGCGGCAAAGCCGCTGTGGACAGTTTTGGTCATGGTCATAACCTTCGTGTGCGGGGGGCGTTTAATCCGTGTCGCCATTTGCGCAGAGTGTACTTTGCCCATCGGCTTGGCAAAGTTTCGCAGAGAAAGTCTGCGAACCGTCACTCTACGTCACACCGAGGTTAAATGCAAGCGTAGGTTGTAAGCAACACGCATTACTCGGGGTAAAGTTGTGAAGCGCGGTTGTGTTGATTACAAGTTGCAGTTACACTTGCTACAAGTTACACGGATTTACACTTTATGTGTGTTTTCACCTCTTACTTGTCTAAGGCCACCTTATATATGTCCAGTTCTCGATCCCACAGTATGACCAAAGCCCAACTCAAATCAGCCGACCGCGCCCTTCAAGCCGCACTCTTACGCATCCTCGACGGGAACCTGTCAGAGTTGGCGAGACGTTGCGACGTCACACCCCAAGCCGTTCAGTCGTGGATGGTTAAGGGCGCAGTCCCGGCTCAACGAGTCGTGCAAGTGTGCAATGCGCTCGACAACGAAGTCACTGAGCATCAACTGCGCCCGGATGTTTTCCGGTCTCAGTAGCCTGCCCCTCTTATTTGTACTCCGACCGTTAAGGCACGGTAAAAAATCAATTAGAAGGGCAGGGTAAATGACAATCAATGTAACGTATGGTACGGGCGCATCTAACGCGAACAACCTCAAGCGCATTAACTTAAACACCATCGCAGACTTTGGAGACTTTATCCGAGGTGGTGCAACGCACGTCAGTAAGCTGGACCCCTCCCTCGGCAGCCTGTCCTCGTGGCATGAGCTGCCAAAAAAGCAGCGGGATATTCTCAAGGTCAAGTGCCACTATATAATAGCGGGCAAGACGCAAGGAACGCGGCGCAAGCTAGAGTTTGTCACTGGTGTTGACCAGTTAATACTAGACCTCGACGAAAACGATCAATCCCACCACGACCTCGCGCAGAAATATGCGTCGTGGGCCTGCGTCTATTTCCAGACGGCAAACAGCGTTGGCGGGGCGAGGCGTTGGCGGGTCACGCTGCCTCTCAACGTCGAGCTGACGGTCGAACAGTTCAAGATCGCAGCCCCTGAATTTTTGCGTATGCACGACATCTCTGCCGACAGTTGCTCATACAACCCTTGCCAAGCCCAGATGCTACCCCTGATTTTTGACGACTTGACACCCCAAGTGCATGTTATCGACGCGGATTTCTTAGACCTCACTGCCTACCTAACAGTGCCTGCAACTAGCGTATTGGCCGCGCCCGTTGACGATCTCGACGGTGCGCTGAAAAACTTTCGCCCTGTTTTGCACGACGTTACGCGCGAGCAGATCACCGAAGAGTTGGCTGGCCTTGATCCAAGCTGCTCCCGAGAGGAGTGGCTGCGAGTAGGCATGGGACTGCACCATCAGTATGGGGGTGAGGATGAGGGCTTAGAGATTTGGGATGAGTGGAGCATCGGCTCGGGCGACAAGTACGTCGAAGGCATCTGCGAAAAAGAGTACACGTCTTTTAACTCACAGCTCTCGGACCGACCGCCCATCACGATCCGGTCGGTGTGCAAGAACCTCGGAAAGAAAGAGCGCACTGCCGCGCGGCAGGAGATCAGAAAACTGTGGTCGCGGAAGATCGCGCGGTGCGCAGACGAGGGTGAGCTGCGGGACCAGTACACCGTAGAGATTTGTGAGGAGATAGCCCTCGGAGACTACGACCGGAACTTGCTCGCGCAAGCCATTCAGGCGAGGTTGCAGGAAATGGCGGTGACGTCTACTGGCAGGACGGTTAAGCCTCACCCGATCGGCGAAGTGCGAGAGTGGCTTAATCCTAAGAGGTTAACTAAGAACACGCCGCCCAATAAGGGTGTGGCCGCTGACCTTGAGGATAGCTGGCCCGCTGGTTGGGTGTATCTCCAGAACGGCGACGAGTTCATGGAGCTGAAGAGCAAGCGCCGATGTTCTTCACGGGGTTTTCAGGCTGAGTTTAACCGAAAGATGACTGGCCCTGACGGTGTGCTGATGGCCCCTGCCGACGTGTGGGCGTTGTCGCTTTGCGAGAAGCCTATAAAAATAGTAGGCCAAAGAATGTATGCACCGGGGCGTCCCCCTGTCTTTACTGATGACAGCACAGGAATAACGTATGCAAACGAGTGGTCCGCCGAGACAGTTCCAAAGGGCTGCCCTCCAGAGGCTTGGCTTGACGCAGACTACCGCGCGGTTGGCAGCTTTTTGCGGTTGCTGACCCTGCTTCTCCCTCGTAGGGAGCGCAAGATATTCTTCTACTGGATGGCTTGGATCATTCAAAATGAAGGAGTACACATCAACTGGTGTCCTATTATCCAAGGTCCGCAGGGCGCGGGTAAAACGATGCTGTCTGAGATTATGCGGGCCTGCCTTGGAGCGCCGAATGCCAGCTCAGTTGACGCGCACGTTTTATCTACTGGCTTCACCTCGTGGGCAGAGGGTTCCTCGCTAAAAATCATCGAGGAAATTCGGTTGCCCGGAGAGCGAGGCACAGCGCACTCGATCATAAATGCAATGAAGCCGTACATTACTAACAACCGAGTGCCGATACATCGAAAAGGCCGCGACCCGTTTGAAGTACCAAATTACACAAACTACTTAATGTTAACTAATCACGAGGATGCCATCCCGCTTGAGAGCGGAGACCGCAGATATTTTGTCACGTTCACGACACCTCGAAACGAGTCCGACGTTGCCGCAATGGTCGAGCGTTGCCCCGGTCTTTTTTCCGGTGTGTTTAAAGCCTACAGCGATCACGCCCCTGCACTGCGCTGGTACTTAGAGAACGTCAAGATTCCACACACCTTTCAACCCTTCGGCCACGCGCCCGACTCAGAATTTAAACACGTCATGCGCGGCAATACATTGCCGCAGGACGAGTCCGCACTCGTTGAAGTGCTGGGAGATGTTTTTGAAGGATGCAACGGGGAGGGTGGGGTGGTCACTACAGCCGCTATAGCACAACGTCTGCGGAGTGAGTTCTTTACCACTGTTCGGCCTTCTCGGTTGTCTATGCTCCTCCGTGGTTTTGGCTACGAGAAGCTTAACGTCAACACGGAGGGAAAGCTGAAGTGGCGCGGTCGTAGCTTTACGGTCTATGTAAATCTTGCCAAGAGCGGATTACAAAGCACTGCGCCAGACTTCTCAGACCGTGTGCGTGTTGCGCTTGACGCAACGGTTGGAGGTGAGTTCAAGTGACCGTCAAAATTATAGGGCTGGCTGGGCCAGCGCGAACGGGCAAGGACACGATCGCCGCTCACCTTGTGCGCGACCACGGATACACGCGCTACGGTTTTGCCGACCCCCTTAAAAGAATGTTGGCGGCGGGGTTCGGTCTCAGCGAGGATCATCTCAACGGCCATTTAAAAGAAGTGGTTCTCGAGCCGCTCGGCAAGAGTCCACGCGAGTTGCTGCAAACGCTTGGCACTGAGTGGGCGCGTGACATTGTCCACCAAGACACATGGCTGATCCTTGCAAGCAAATTCTCAGAGCGGTACACGTTTGTAATTATTCCTGACGTCCGGTTCGAGAACGAGGCGGCGTGGGTCAGAGCGAAAGGTGAGCTATGGCACGTTCGCCGTCGGGCCGCGCCTACTGTTGCTGCGCACACCAGCGAGGGTGGGATTATCCCGCGAGAAGGTGAGCCTGTTATTCATAACGACTCATCAATAGAGCAACTTGAATTTACAGCCCGCAAACTGTTGGGGGTACGATGAGAAAGTTTTTTAAGAAAGTGGTGATCCGAGATGATTACATGACGCGATGGCATCTCATCCCTCGGAATAAATATTGCAACATCTACTTGCACAGATTTCACAACTCAGACGACGCTATCCTACACGACCATCCGTGGTGGTCGGTAAGTTTCTTGCTTAGGGGTTGCTTGTGGGAGGAGTTAAGGGCTAAAAGTGGTCGGTGCTTTGATCGCAGGATACCGTGGCTTTGGCCTGTGTATCGCAGAGCCAAGCTGCTTCATCGGCTTGACGTATATCACAGCCCGGTTTGGACTGTATTTATCACTGGCCCCGTCAAACGGCGGTGGGGTTTCTCGACCCCAACTGGGTGGGTTGACGCGGGCCAGCATCTGTCTAAGACGGGACGCGCGGCAGGACTAAAAGGGTGAGCGCCCTCGAGCGGATCGCGTTGCTCGGGTGTCGGAGCAGCACCGCATTCTCTGACTCGGGCGGCAGGACTTCAGGGCGCGCGGCAGGACTTCAGAGCGGGTGGCAGGACGTCGCCGCCAGCTTGGCCGCTCCTGATGACCCGCGACCCGTCGCTGAGTTCGCTCGGCTGCTGGTACTCGGGGAGCTGTCGCGCGGTGAGCTGTCGCGCCTGACCGAGTGGGTCGGCGGGTCCGAGCGGCAGGCGTCAGTCGCGCTGCTATCCACGACGGCCAGTTTTTACGGCGACGTGTTTGGCGAGCGGACTGTGTCTAGGCTGTTAGGAGTAACGCGCCATACGTTTAGGAAGAGCCGCGCTGCTCACGATGGGCGGGTTGCGCGTTGCATGGAGTTGTTGTCGGAAGCTGAGTATCGGCTGGCCCGCAAATAGTTTTGCCCCCAAAATCAGGGGTGTCAGTGGTAGGGGTGGCCTCGGCAAATCGCTTAGACGTCAATACAGAGCCTCGTTTTTTTCAATTTGGAACCCTTGGAACCCTTTTCCGGTTAGTTTTCGTTTTTGACTTCGTGTAGCGTTGCTCTTAACTGGTCAGGAGCTAGGTTTTTTAGGCGGGCAAAAACGAATCGGTTTTTGCCCACTTAGGGGGTTGACAGGCGCAAAAAAAAGCCCGCACGATGGCGGGCTGAGTATACTGAGCCGAATAACCTATGTCATTCGGCTCACCCTAGTGGGGCAGGGCGGTTAGCTAGGAAACAACTCGCCTCGCCGCCTATCCAGTAGTTCCTTCCTTCTCCACTGTCTAAGGTCTTGGGACAGCTCTGCCGCCGCAGCGCGCGCCTCCTCAAGCGAAACGCGGTCGCCTCCGCAGCCCACATACTTGCGGCGGCCCGCAAGTATCGCGCGCCAGTACCACGCCTTGCGGCCGTTGGCTTGTACTATTAGGTACAGGCCGTTGCCGTCAGCGCGTTTGGCCTTTTTGCCAGCGGCAACCATTCGGCTGATGGTATCCGGGGTTATTGCTTTAACGGGATGTCTCTTCATCGTTGTTCCTCAAAATATTTTTAAAATTTATGCGGCCCGGTCGTTAGGGGGCCGCAGTATATTGTTGCTGCTAACTGGTCAGTGATACTGGATTCCTTCCTCCGGTCCGTCAATCAAATCCGAGATCACGATCCTTCCGAATTTCACCAGCGATGCTTCCAGTTTCTTGGGTGTCGCGCCCTCCAGTTCGCCGGGGCAGAAAACTACCACGGCGTAGCCTTCGCTCTTTAACTGGGCGACGGCATCGAGGACGTCAAGCATTTGTTTTTTAGTCATGTGTTACTCCTATTGTTAGCTTGTGAAGGGCAGCGGCCTGCCATTTACGTTGTCTCTGTGAGCGTTCGCGCCGCCGATCGTTGGCTTTCTTGGCGGCCCGACAGTGTCGGTTTTTTCGCTGCTTGGACTTGTTGTAATCAAAGATCACATCCACGCTCCTATCAGTAGATAAATGGGTGTTAGGTAGACTGCTAATACCAGCAGCCCTGTCAGGTCGTTGTTGCTCATTTCATACTCCCTTTACGCATTGGTTCTAGGTAACGGTGCATGTCGCACCCATTCATTGCAGTGCGCTGATGCATTCGCTTGGTCTGCTTATCGCGCTTGTTCGTGCAGGGTCGATCAGGTCGGTTATATTTAGCTTTCATAGTCTTGCTCCTAGTTGATTAACAGTAGTGGTGATTATTTTTCCTGCCCGCCGCATCGGCGTGTTGGCTGCCGCCTCAGTCCGATCGAACTCGGCGGCGATGCGGCGGTTGAACACTGATATGTATGTGGACCACGCGGCTATGCGCGCCAGCCCAGCTTGCTTGTGGAGCTGGTCAGGATCGACGTGCCGGACCTCGTGCGCGGCGGTCGCGCGACAGGCGCGCCGCAGGGTTTCAAGTGCGGTCGATCCAGCCCGCGCGCTGCTCGGTGAGCGCGCCAGCGCGCCTGCGGCCAGCTCGGCCAGCTCGATGTCAACGCGGTGCATGGTGATCTTCCGCGCGGTCTTGTAGCGCCCTCTCTGGGCGCGCCAGAGCGCGGTGTCGCCGTCTTGGCGGTAGTTGAGTGCAGACATGGCAGAGGCCCAGCCAGACGTCTGTGCGCGCGTCAGCGGCCTCGGGTGCGCGGGTGCGCACCAGTAGACGACGTCGGCGTCGCGGCGGCTCATGCGTCCACCGCCACGATCACTCGCTGGCCTGTCTGCGCGACGATCCGCTGAGTGTAGCTATCGAGCGGACGATCCATTACGGTGATGACGCCAGCCTTGCCCAGCTCGGCCCAGTCCTCGTTGGAGTATTCGCCGTCGGTGAAGCATAGGTGGATGTCGGCCTCGATGCCGTTGGCCTCGAGCCATTTGACTGACTCGGTCAGGTCAGTGCCGCCGCCTCCGGGGATCTCGAGGTCCAGCAGCTCGCCGCCGCTAAAGACCGTATCAACTTGCTTGACCTTGTGGTTGCACCAGACGACCGTGACGCCATCGGCTGGCTGTAGGACGTCGATCGCCGCTGCGCATTCCACGATGAACGCCACGAGGCGATCTCGATTGACCGACCAAGAAATATCGATCGTTAATACTAAGGAGTTAAGAGTACCGCGCGTCGCTGGGCTGACAACCCCCAGCAGGCTGAACCGACGGCTGTGGATGCGCGCTGGGTCGGCCGTGCCATTGCGGCCCGCGCAGTAGAAATCCTCGGCCAGCTCTGAGCGCCAGTCGGCTTTGGACGCCTGCGCTTCTACTCTGCCAGCGCCGCGCAGGCCCGCAGTCGGCTGCTGGTCTTCGCGCACCTCACGCTGCTTGACTGCAACCTCCTGCACCTCGATCGCTCGATCGACTGCGCGCTCTATCCGCGCCTCGTCTTCAGCCTGCTGGGTAGCCTGATCAGCGCCTGAGTATTTAGGCTCGAGGTGCTGGCCGTCGCCGTCGTCGCCGTCATCATCACCTGACTCGCCGTCGCCGTCGCCGCCGCTGTCGTCGTCGCCGCTGTCGTCGTCGCCGTCGTCATCACCTGACTCGCCGCCGTCGCTGTCGTCGCCTGACTCGCCGTCGTCGTCGCCTGACTGGCCGCCGTCGTCGCTGTCGTCGCCTGTGGGGTCGCTCGGGTCTTCCCCTGACTCTGAATCAGCTTCGGGCTGTTCGTTCATCAGCGTTACATACACGGCGTCTACGAGGTCTTCACGGGTAAAGCGATCCTCGAGGCAGCCGCCGGGGATCATCTCGAGGCCAGCGTCGATCAGGTCTCGATTGATCACGCAGTCCGCGCCGTAATTGTACAGGCGGTGACTGAATGGTCGGCCGTCTGGACCCGAGCCGCGCTTGCCAAAAGCAGAGCCTCTCAGCGGGTGCTTGAGTGCGACGTGTTCGCCCTCATGGCCCAGCAAAAAAGCGCGCTGGCTGACGTTGGGCAGACCCAAGAAAAACTTCGGGTTGATGTAGATGTAGTAGCCGTCGGTCGCTGCTGTATCGACCTCTGACGTGCAGATCACAGTGACCTCTGACGCGACGACCGAGGCGTAGCCGGGGCAGACTTTGCGCAGCAGCGTGGCCGCCTCAACGTATGCGCGACAGGTGTATAAGTCGGCCTCGTTTCGATAGTGCGGTATAGCGTTAATCTTCATTCTCGTTACTCCGTTTTAGGGTGGTTTCCCGTGACGCCTCGAGGGGCGTTTCGGCCGATAACCAGTCGGCCATCATCAGACGGGTGCTACCACAGATCAGCCAGCGCGCCGCCGATCTGGACCTCAGCGGGGGCGGACTGGATTTCCTGAGACAGTGCTGTTAACCCCTTGGCAGCAGTGGTGGCCGCTCGGCGCGCTTCACTCTTTTTGGTC